GAGAAGGCGGCCAACGGCGCCGCGGTGATCGAGACCCTGCGCAAGGTGATCCCGGGCGTCATCGCCTTGAAGCCGATCGGCAAGAAGCCCCAGCGGCTCAGCGCCGTCGCCCCCACGGTCGAGAGCGGGTGCTGCTTCCTGCCGCTGGGCGTGGCGTGGCTTGGCGACTTCGTCGAGGAGCTCGCCGGCGCGACGTCGCACGACGACCAGGCCGACACCACCGCCTATGCGCTGCTTGATCTGAATTCGCGCACTGTCTCCGACTCCCTGCCGATCATCGGCGACTCCGACGACGTGCGCCCCCCGCGTCGTCCCGGCGATTCGCCCCGATATGACTTCGACTTGTAGCGTCGTCGAGTAGATGGGCCTCTTCGACAGCGTCGGCAAGGCGATCAGCGCGGCGTTCGCGACCGGCGCGCGGACAACGCCGGTCACCAAGCCGAGCGGCTCCGATGGCGTGTTCGCGTACGGCGGCCATTTGCCGAGCGGCGAGCGCTCGCCCGACCTGATGGCGTTGCGCAAGTGGGTCACGTACACCAACGCGCTGATCTACCCGATCGTCGCGACGGGCACCTACTACTTCACCGGCTTGCTCGCCGGGACCGAATGGCACGCTGAACCGAACGAGATGGGAGGGGCCGACGCCGAGCGGGGCGCGCAGATCGTGGAGGAGGGGCTGCTCAAGGCGCAGATGCCCCGACCGTGGTCCGCGGTCGTGCGCAAGGCGGCGATGTTCAAGTTGATGGGGTTCTCGCTCCACGAGTGGACGGTGAAGCGGCGCAGCGACGGCATGCTGGTGTTCGCGGACATCGCGCACCGGCCTCAGCACACGATCGATCGTTGGGATAAGCCCTCCGAGCAAGAGCCGTGGCAGGCCGTCTCGCAGCTGAGCCCCGCCGGCAACCGCTATGTGATTCCGCGCGGCCGGCTGTTCTATTGCGTCGACGACACGCTGACCGACAGCCCCGACGGCTCCGGCCAGCTCCGTCCGATCGTCGAGCTGATCCGTCGACTGCAGGTGCTGGAGGGGCTCGAGGGACACGCGTACCAGACCGATCTGCGCGGCACGCCACTGGCGCGCGCCCCGCTGTCGGAGCTGCGAGCGCTGGCCGTCACTCGGGGCTGCACGACCGACGACCAGATCAAGGAGTTCGTGGCGTCGGCGACGCAGGTCATTCGCGACATCGCAGCCAACAGCGCCAAGACGCCCGACAAGGTCCCGTACATGCTGTTCGAGTCCGAGCCCTTCAGGGGCGCTGACCCGAACGTATTCACCAACGTGCTCAAGTGGACGTTCGACCTGGTCAAGGGCGAGACCAGCAGCCTGCCCGAGGTCGACGTCCTGATCCGGCGGCTGCAGATGGAGGTCGCGCGCGTGCTCGGGATCGAGTTCGCGATGATGGGCTCGGCGGGCGGCTCGTACTCGATGCACGAGGACAAGACCTCGATGTTCGCGACCAACCTGCAGAACACGCTGACCGCGATCTCGGCCTACGCGACCAACGATCTCGCGCGTGTGCTCGTCGGGCTCAACGGCCTCGATCCGGAGACCTGTACGCCGCGGCTGATCGCCGAGCCGATCTCGACCGACGCGATCGAGACGACGTGCCGATCGCTGGGGGCAATGGCGCAATCAAACCTGCCGCCGACGTGGGAGGGCTGGAACGTGATCCTGAAGCGGATGCACCTGCCGCCGCTGCCCGAGATGTCGGCGGCGATGATGGGCGTCTTGGGGCTTGGCACCCGCGGGGAAGCGCCGGCGCCAGCGGATCCTGGCCCGGCCCCACCCGGCGGCGGCGATCAACCCGCTGACCTGGGACCGGGCAGCGAAGAAAGAATAGCCGCATGACGATCTACACGGTCGCGATCGGTTCCGTCACGCCCGATCCGGAGGTCTACGGCGGGCTCGTGGCGGCCATCAACTACGTCGGTACGCTGCTGGGCAAGCCGGCGGACAAGTGGCGCGCGATGTCGGCCAGCGATCAGGGCCGCACGCTCGTGATGGCCACGCGCTACATCGACCAGCAGGGCTGGACAGGGCTGCGCACGGGACTTGCCGGCGGCACGCCGACGACGCTGCAGTGGCCACGCTCTGACGTGACGGTGCTCGACGGCACCGGATCGAGCGTGGCGGTCGATCCGGCGATCGTTCCGCCCGAGTTCGTGCAAGCGACGTTCGAGCTGTCGACCTTGATCGCCGCGGATCCGACGATCGTCACCAAGGCTGACACCGGATCGAACGTCAGGCGCGCCGATGCTGGCGGTGGCGTGGGCGTCGAGTTCTTCAACCCCACCTCATCGGCGCTCGGCACGGCATCGCCGATGCCGACGATCGTGATGCGTCTGCTCGGCAAGTTCATGTCTGTCAGCGGAGGCATCGAGGGTGGCTTCGGTCAGAGCGGAAAGTCCTCGAGCGACTTCGCACATTGCCACGAGCTCGACCGGCGCGTTTGGCCGTTCTGATGAGTCTCCTCGACGACATCGCCGAGCTCGTTGGCGCTGCGATCCCAGCTGCCGGGCTCACGCGCGACGCGACGCTGATCAAGGTCACCGACGGCACGAGCGCGCCGGGGCAAGTCAGCGGCGTGGGCAACCCGACGTTCGAGAGCTTCAACGTCCAAGGCATCGTCAGCGACTACTCGACGTATGAAATGACGAACACCTTGATCAAGGCGGGTGACCGCAAGGTGAAGCTGTTCGCCGCTACGATCGCCGGCGGCGCCGTTCCCGAGCCGGGCGACCGCCTCATCATCGAGGGCATGACGCTCGTGATCGTCGGGCCGATCGAGCGTGATGCGGCGAGCGCGGTCTACACGTGTCAAGGCCGAGCGTGACCCGTGCACGTCGACGACATGGACCGGCTGATCACGACGATCGAGAACCGGCTCCTGCGCGCGTGGCTCGCGATGCTGGCGCACCTGCGCGACGAGCACACGATCAGCGCCCTCACTGCGCGGATCGCCGTCGGTCATCACGACCCTGTGGGCGGGCTCGATGCCGCGGCCGCGACGTTCGCCGCGCAGGCCCACGCAGCGTACCTCGCAGCCGGGCAGGCGGCGGCGAGGTGGCTGAATGTGCAGTTCAACAAAAGTGCCGGCGCCTGGGCGCCTGAGCGCCTGACCGTTCAGACGTCTGACGTCTGGCGTCTGGCACCCGTCGAAAAGAAGCTCGCCGCGTTCGATGCCGCCGACCCCGCGGCCGTCGCGTGGGCGCTGCAGAACCGGCTCAACCTGATTCGCGAGATTACCAATGAGCAGCGCGCGGTGATCCGCCAGATCCTGGTCAACGGCGCACGCAGCGGCGCGAACCCGCGCGAGGTAGCGCGGCAGATCCGCGCCTCGATCGGTCTCACCGAGTACCAGGCTGGTGTTGTGGAGCGCTACCGCCAGGAGCTGCAGTCGGGCCAGCTGTCGGCGGCGCTGGCGCGCGAGCTCCGCGATGGCCGCCACGACCGCACGCTCCAGGCCGCGATGCGCGACGGACGCGCCCTGAGCCCGGAGCAGATCGACACGATGACCGAGCGCTACCGCGCCAACTGGGTCGCGTACCGCGCCGAGAACATCGCCCGTACCGAGGGCCTGCGCGTCGCGCATCAGGGCAGCGACGCGGCCTATGGTCAGGCGATCGCCAACGGAGACATCGAGCCCGCGCAGATCCAGAGGAAGTGGAACCACAGCCCAGGCGCGAAGAACAAGAAAAACGAGCGCGCCTTCCACCGCGTGATGCAGGGCCAGATCCGCGGCTACGGGGAGCCGTTCGTGAGCGGGCTCGGGCGCAGTCTGCGCTACCCGGGCGATCCGACGGCTGACGCGGAAGAGACCTTGAACTGCCGATGTGCGGTGAGTACGCGCCTGCTGCCGGCGAAGGGAGCCAAGCGCCCGGACGCGGTGCCGCAGGCGCAACCGCCGACCGCACCCCCGACAGCCCCGCTGCCTGCTCTGCCACCGGTGCCGCCGATGCCGTCCGCGCCAGCTCTGTCGCCCAAGGTCAGCGACCCTGGTCGGGCCGAACACATCGGCGCTGTAGAGTTTGACGCGCGGAGCCATCGTTAACACGATATCCGCGACTGTTGTGCCGTGCGGCGAAGACTGGTGACCGGTGTACGGCAGCGGCGGGCCGGTCGGCCGAAAGATCGCGCCTTCGATGGGCTGAATCGGCGTCCCCGCGACGCGGTACTTCTCTTCGAGGACGCCGCGTTCGATACCTGAATCAATGATCGCGACGGCGACGCCCTCGCCGGTCGCGCGGGCATCGGTGAAGATGCTATCCGGCGTCAACCGTGCGAAGATGTCGTCGAACACCGTCGGCGG